ATCACTGCTGTAGGTTCTGCTACAACATTAACTATTGCTGATGCAATAGATGACAATGCATCTGATAATGACAGAGTATATACATATACAACAGCATTTACACAAAAGATTTTAAATATTAATAATTCTTGGGTTCGCACTACTGATGATACTGACATACCTATTAATGTAATATCAAGGCAAGAGTATGTTGATCTAAGTAAAAAGACAGAAAGTGGCAGAATAAATCAAATGCATTTTGATCCCCAAGTAACTACTTCCAACATAAATATTTGGCCTGTACCTGATGATTCATACACAAACGATAGAATACATTTATACGTTACAAGAGCATATGAAGATTTTGATGGTGTAACAAATGAAAGTGAACCTGACTTTCCTCAAGAATGGTATTTACCACTATGTTGGGGATTAGCAGTTTATATAGCTCCTAAATATGGAGTAAGCGAACATAAATATAGTGAGTTAGTTCAGATAGCTGCGGCATTAAAATTAAAATGTGAAAACTGGTCAACAGAAAAAGAATCATTGTTTTTACTTCCAGCTGATAGACAAGGAACATATCGTAGATAATTATGGATTCAGTACGAGTACCTTTATTCGCGTTGCCTCAACAAAGGCAATTTAGCACCACAGAGGATCAATGGTTTAAAAATTGTTATCCTGAACTAATACCTGGCCCAGGGGAAACTCCCTATACTTCTGTAGTTAAACGCCCAGGATTTTCAGATTCTCAGACTACAGCTACTGCTGCTGGCAGAGGATTATATGGTTGGACTCAGGATGGAAAAATTTATGCTGTTGTTGGAAATAAAATATTCAGAGATGGTTCAGCATTAAGTGGTACATTGGATGATACTACTGGTAGAGTTGATATAACTGAAGTTAGAGGTGGAACACCAAGACTTGTATTTAGAGTAGCTGATAAAATATGGACAGTTGCTGAAGATGGTACAATGACAAAACAGACTGATGCTGATATACCAACTGGATTAGTATCGGGTATAGTAAATATAGATGGATTTATTTGTGTAATGAAAGGTTCCACTAATCAAATATTTCACGCTGATGTAAACGATCCAACTAGTTGGAATGCTGATAGCAATCTTACTGCTTCCTTAGAACCTGATTTAGGAGTTGGAATAGCAAAGCATTTAAACTTTGTTGTTGCATTTAATGAGTGGTCTACTGAGTTTTTCTTTAATGCTGGTAACGCAGCAGGATCAACTCTAAGCCCAGTAGAAGGTATAGCAATTAGATATGGATGTGCAAATGGAGATACCATTTTCTCTGGTGAAAATACTATAGTGTGGTTAGCTCAAGGTCGTACTGGTGGTAAATCTGTTATGATGCTTGAAGGACAAGATTTAAAAACTATTAGTACAAAGCCTATAGAACGTTTAATTGATGAAGAAGCTAATGGTGGTGGAAATGGTATAGCTGATGCTTATGCCTATGGTATGAGAATTGATGGGCATCAATTTTATATATTAACTCTTAAAAATACAGCTAAAACTTTAGTATGTGATTTACGAGATTCTACTTGGCATGAATGGTCTTCTTTTGATGGAACTACCGAAACTTATTTTACTGGTGTAGATTTTTGTGAAGATGCAGATAAGAAATTTATATTAGATGAAGATAATGGTAAAGTATATAATATGGACATTGATATTCACCAAGATTCATCAAATGATATTAAGGTAGAAATATTAACTAGTAGAATAGATTTTCAATCTACTAAACCTAAATTTTTATATAGATTAGGTGTTATAGGAGATATACAATCTTCATCATCTCCAATAACTATTGATTGGTCAGATGATGATTATAATAATTATGCAACATCTCGAACTGTAGATATGAGTAATACTTTTCCAAGATTAGTAGCATTAGGAAGATTTAACAGAAGAGCTTTTAGATTGGCTCATACCGCAAATACACCTCTTAGATTAGAATCTCTTGAGATGGGAGTAGTGCAAGGTAAATATGCTGAGGGAAATAATTAATGGCTTTGGGGCCTCCTCCATTACATAGTCCTATTACTTCTAATTTATGGAAGAGGTACTTTGAAAGATTAAGTAATCAATTAGGAGGAGGAAAGGCTGGTGGTACTGGTTATTATAATGGATTAGATTTTACTGGTTCTAATATTACGTCAATAGCAACTCGTACTCATAATAGTTTACAGACGCATCAAGGTGGAAGTAGCGGAGAGAGATATCATTTAACTTTAGCGCAACACACTGGGGTTATTGCTGGTGGAAATTTTACTAAGTCAGTAACTGATTCTATAACTGCTGGTGCTACTCAAACTCAAGCTGGAGCAACAGCTTTAACTAAAGATATAAATAGAGTAACAACAGTTGGTACTGATAATGATGGAGTTAAGTTACCAACAGCATCAGCTGGATTAGAAATTTTAATTATAAATGCTGATGCGGGACAAGATATTCAAGTATGGCCTAACACTGGAGATGCCATAAATGGTGGTTCGGCAAATGCAGTAGACTCTAGCGCACTTGGAGAAGGAGCATCAAGAAGATATATAGCAATGGATGCAACTAATTGGTATTCCATTTAGGAGAAATAGAAATAATTAGAGGAGAATAGACATGGACTTATGGGTAAAGAAATTACTCCGTAAGAAACTAGACTTAGAAAAGTTTCAAAGACCAGAAATTACAATAAATCAAGCAATACAAATTTTAGAAGAAAGTCAAAAAAATAAACAAATACTTGTAGTTGGAAGTGAAAAAAATCAAATTATTGTTATTTTAAGACCCACTAGTAATTGGACAGCAGAGATGGATATTATAGCAGACTGCAAAGGAATGTTAACGTTATATAAAGAATTGAAAAAAATGGAATCGTGGTTTTGGAAAGCACATCCAAATGTTCACAGATTAGAAATGCTAACCATTAATAAGAAGGTAGCTTCTTTAGCTCTAAGAGCTGGATGGAAAGAAGAAGGAATAAAAAAAGAATCTTACGTAGATTATAATACTATGAAATATAAAAATGAATACATGTTTGGAATATTAAACCCAAATCACAAGACGGAGAATTAATATGGGTTCAACAGTTAAAAAAGTGGCGTCAATAGCATTACCAATCGCAGCTATGGCTATACCTGGAGTTAATGTAATTGCGGCAGGAGCTATAGGTGGAGCTCTTGGCGGAGTAATTTCTGGAGGAGGACTTAAAGGTGCTTTGATAGGTGGTATAGGTGGAGCTCTTAGTGGAGGAATAGTTAAAGCTGGTGGCTTTGGTAATTTCTTTGGTGGACTCGGTGGCGCTGGTAGCGCAGTAACTCAGTCTGGTGGAGCTATGGCTGGTATAATGGGAAGAGCTGGAACTGGAGCTGCAACATCACTAGGATTAGCTGGTGGAACCATGGGATCAACGGCAACAGCTGCTCGTCTAGCTGCAAACGCTGCAACACGAACTGGTATAACTGGAGTTACATCTCCTCAAAGTTTTATGAGTAGTCAGCTTGCTTCTGCGGGCAGTTATAGACCACAATTATCTTCACTATCAGGCGGAGCACCAACATCTGTTGGACAAGGCGTAGTTGCGGGAACTACTGGTGGTGTAGGACAGCCAAGACAATTACAATTAAAATCAAATCAATTATTACCTAGTGGTAAAACTGGACTTGGATTCGATAGAGAATCTTTAAAAGAAATGATTACTGCTGGTTATTCGGGATATCAAGATGATGCACAGCAACAACAGTTAGATGCTCTGAGGGAAAATTTAAGTCAATACAGAGGTGAATATGCCGGCCATTATGCTAGTGAAGCTAAGAAACATCAAGATAAATTAGCTAGAGGAGAGTTACCTGAAACTTATAATGCTGCATTAGACAGAGAAGCTCAAAGATTGTCAAGACTTCTTACTGCTCAAGGACATAACCCAGCTGAATCAGGATTTGGTAGAGATGAATTTAAACGAGGTCTAATGGATCTTGAAAGTAAATTTATTTCTAATGAAAGAGATTATTGGAGAGCTGTTGGTGGTGGTGCGGATACAATGACTGCACAGATTGGTTTACTTGAATCAAACTTAGCACAAAGCAATGTCGGGAATAGAGGAACTTCTCAAGCATTAGATACAATTATGGATAAAATTTTATAAGAATTATGGGGAATTTAATATGGCAATTCAAACTAGCCTAGAATCTTTAGCTAACTTAAGATCTACTCAGGCAAATACTGCTTCTGTTGAGCAGTCTACTTTTGAAAAAAAGGAAACATTTGGAACACGAAAAAAGGCCCTAGAGTTAGAATATGAACAATCTGAATATATGTTTCATGAATTAATGTCTAACAGAGATACTAGGGATGCTTTAAATGAGTTAAATTATACAAACGCCACTCAACTTCACCAAGTTATGAAAGAGCTGGGTCCTGAGTTTGTGATGGGTAAAATGCAAGTAGAGGCAGACCTGCAAGAGACCAAATTAGGTATTGCACAATTAAACCAAAAGTATGGAATGCAATATGCATTTGGGCAAGCAATTGAGGAGGCTTTATCAAATGGTAATCCTCAGGAAGCTACTAAATTGACCCAACAGCTTAATGCTGAACATATTCGTATGACTGGAAAACCTATGGAACTAGACTTTGGTGAAGCTGAACAAGAGACACCATTAAATGTATCAGATCCTAACTTTGCTCTTACTGTTGACCATTTACCAAGAGTTAAATCCATGAATAAAGTTGCTAAAGCTATGAGTGATCATGGAAAAAGCATAGAATTAGCAGAAATACAAACTGAGCCCGCTGCTCAATACTATGGTACTTTAAATAAACAGCTATCCTCTGTACAAAAAGGTTTAACCATAGATGCGGAAACAATGAAACAGGCTGGTAATGCTTTATATGGATTGCCTAGTTCTTTTACTGAAAAAATGGAACTAGCAACTGATGGAAGCGTAATGGGTGGATACAATAAAACTCAACTTAGTAACCTTAAAGAGACAATAGCAAGATTAATGGCAGCAGGCAATGCCATTGGAAGTGTGCAACAAAGAGTTGGTACAGATCTTACCGTAGCAACAAATCGAGATTTACCTGGAGTAGCTTGGGAGGATGAAGTTAATTTTATGCATCCAACTCATCCTGCTTTTGATATAGCTGAATATGAAAGAAAAATTGCAAGTTTAGCAGAATCTAAAAAGATATCCGCGCAAGCTGCGGCAGATATAATGACCCAAGACATGTTAAACAGATGGGCTGGGTCGTTTTCTGGAATGGTAACAGGTTGATAATAGGATAAATATTAATGACTAAATGGTGGCAAGATGCTCCCCAACAAGAATTAGTTCAGCCACAACAAAATTTAGGTGGATCTAATAAATGGTGGGAGGACACTCCAAGTGAGATAAGTAATACTCAAAAATGGTGGGAAGATTCTCCTACTATGGGAACCCCAGGAATTGAGCCTTATGAAGGCCCTGAAGGCGGACGTACTGTTGGAAATGTTATTAAAAGCATGCCAGGAACAGTTGAGGGATTAATTAAAGGAGCTGCTGGATTTACTTTTGGTTCTCCTATAGCAGCTGCAGTAGGAGCATATGATTCTCTCAAAAAAGGTAATTGGGATGATTATGCTGATGTATTTAACCACGTTCTTGAAGATGTAGTATCTAAAACTAAAATTCCTTTTACTGGAATAAAACCTTTCGAAGCTCAAACAGAAGCTGGCAAAAGAGTATTAACTCTATTAGATGAACAATTTTTTGGAAGAATAAGTTCTCTAGGCAAATCAGCTGGCGACAATGTATTTGAACAAACTAATGATCCCGCTCTTGCAACCGCAACTCAAACAGCAATAGAAGGAGTCGGATTACTCGCTCCTATTATTGGTGGTAAAGCAATAAAAGCTGGTGCAAAGAAAGCATCAACATTAGCTCCTGCTGATAAATTTGTATTTGGAACTGAAACAAGTAGGTTTAAGTTACCAGTAGGTAGGAGAGCAAAGGGGGAGTGGAAAGCTCCTACTTTTGAACAAAATAAAACTCCTGGACTAGTTGTATCTTTTGACCACTTTAGTAAAGTATTAAAAAAATCACATCCAACATTAACCCCAGAAGGTATTGAAGCTCAGTATAGAACTCTTCATGAAGAGATTCGTGCGTTTAAGGAAACTAAACCAACTATAGAAGAAGGCAAGCCAGTAGAGTCTCTTGCTGAAGTGGTTAAAGATTTTGATAAACCATTTGGTCGTTATGTAGAACAAAGAGATATGCAATTTGTAAAAGAACAAGTGACAAAATGGGATACTCCTGATTTGTATTATGGACAATTCCGAGCTTCAGTTGGTAACAATCCTAAAACAGGAAGACCTTTTGCAGAAAGCACATATGTTAAAAAGTTTATACAGCATGTAAATAGAGAAGTTATTCCTGGATATTATAATGGAGTTGTTGGAAAAGGATCATTCGCAAAGAATTTTGATGAAGCTATAATAAAAACTGAAGCTATTAATGCTGCTAAAAGAATATCTAAATTAGTAAGGGACTCTCAAGGAAAAGTTCCAGCTAATATTACCCGCCCTAAAGCACAAGAAATTCTAAGTGCTATTACTCCCGCCCTTCTAGCAGAGAGTGGTAGATTATTTTTATCTACTAAACAAGATCCTACTTATATAAAAGCTGGTCAAGCAGCAGCTAAGGCTGGAGAAACTCTTGTACAAAGAGGGTATCATGTAAAAGGAAAAGACGGAAAACCTGTATTTTATTCTGAATATGAGGTTGCTCAATTACAAGAAATAGCAAGTACTGGTAAGATTATTCCTGAAACTCCTGAAGTAAAAGCCTTGGGTAATGCTGTTAAAAATAGTGAAGTATATAATAACTCTGAAGCTAATACTATAAAGAGCAGTGCTAAAGAAACTATAATACCTAAAGAAGAAGTTGCTAAAGGTCCTAAGTCTATAAAGGAAGCTATTGATAAAGAAGTGTCAGCGGAAGGTGGTGAAAATATAATTAATCCTTTCTTAAAAACCTATGAAGAAATATTCAAAGGTAAGTTAGAAGGATTTGAAATAAGTGATGTATTAAATGCTAGGAAAGCCGTTCCTGAACAGGTAACAAAATCAGTAGACAAAGTAAAAGACGCTACAAATATAGAAATAGATCCAACTAAACCAGTTGAGAAATCTGTTGAACCATCTCCTCAAGTTTTAGCAGCTACTAAAGGAGTTGGAATGCTTGATAGTACTCAGATGAGTGGACTCAATTGGTTAATTAATTTAGCTGGTGGTAGAGCTATATCTATATTTAAAACTGATTCTAAGTTTCCAGGTACAAATACGCAATTAAGAGAACTTTCTCCAGCAATGGCTGAGATACAAGATAGTTTGTGGAGGCCAGAAGCTTACTCAAAAACTCCTAAAGTTATGGATAGTTATCATTCAATGAGGCATACCAAAACTGGTGAGTATATGACTGATTTAGATAATATATTCTTTAAGATAAAACCTAAATGGGTTCCAGGTCTTAAAAATATTACTCCTAGAAGAGTTGGTGGTAGAGGTGGATGGGTCATAACTGAAAAACAAAATAAACAATTATCTTTAGCTTTAGATCCAACAACTTCTCCTGAAGTACTGGCTAAGATACCTAACAATATGAAACAAGCTGCTAAAGATATAAGAGCTTTGGATGATAAAATATTTAAAGAAGCTAAAGAAGTTTTTACAGATTTAGAATATACAAAAGGCCATTTACACAGGGTTTATGATCATAAGTGGATGAAAAAAAATCCTGAACAAGCAGTTGAAATATTAACTAAAGCATTTCAAAGTAGTAAAAAAGCTATGGATGAACTTGGTAAAGGAATTGAAAATAATAGTGCCAGGGAAGCAGCTCAAAGAATGGTTGACTACGCATTAGAAAACAATGGTTCTGTAAGAATGACTCCTGAATTTTTACGTGCAAGTGAGGTAGCGGCTTTAGGTATTGCTAAAAATGCTAAAGAAGCTAAAGTAGCTGCTAAGAAAGCTAGTGGTATTGATTATGAAAGAGTTCTTGTTGATATTACTGATGCTCAATTAGGACCATTATTAGAACAAAGTGTATATAAAAGAATGACTAAATATGCAGAAGATACGGCAGCAAGAACATCCTATGCAAAAATAAATGGACCATATAATGAATTATTGTACGATAGGCTCAACAGAGCAAACGCAGAATTAGCTGCATCTACGGCTGCTGGTGGAAGGCCTCTAAGACAATATGAAGTTCAACAAGTATTAGATTTATGGGCTGCTTTTCAGCATATTTATAAATCTGATACTTATAAGAAATGGATTACATTTCAAAAAGGTTATATAACTCTTTTAAATGCTGCTCTTTTACCTTTAGCATCTGTTGCTTCATTAACTGAAGCTCCTCTACCCATGTATCATGGTGGAGTAAGGGCTTATAGCAAAGCTATGGGACGGGAGTTATTTCATACTTTGCCATTACAATTATTAAGATCTATAAATAAAGATATTAAATTGTTTGGTAAAGATAAAACTAGGTCTATGATTATCACTGAGCAAATAAGAAAAGCTGGTGATATAGCAGCTATGGAAAGAATGAATCAAATGTTTGCTGGTGATTTTACTGTTGCTGGTAATTTAGTATTTCGTGCTAATGGTCTTTACTACTGGACAAAATGGATGAACAATCTGGCAGTAGGAACATACGATGCTATGGTAAGAGATTACTTTACTCGTAAAGCTGCTGGTAAAAAATTAAATATGTTTCCACAAGAAGAAGTTAGAATGCAAAAGTTGATGCAATATTATGGATTAGATTTAGCTGAAGGAATAAAATGGGCTAAAGAAGGACATAAATTAGAAGGTGCTTTCTATGAAAAACTTAAGAAAGGTGCTCTTACTTTTGCAGAAGATTCAGTGTTAACTCCTAATCCAGCTATTGTTCCTATGTGGCATTCAAACCCTGGGTTAGCTTGGTTAAAGCATCTTAAAGCATTTCCAACTTTAATTGGTAATACAGTATTAAGACGTTGGGGTGCTGATATAAATCAAGCTTACAGAGATAATGGAATGCCTTTAGTTTCAGGAAGAAACGCAACCTATGCTGTTGGGACTGGAATGGCTATGTTACTAACAGCTCATATTTCTAATATCCTCACAGATGAAATAAGATATGGTGAAGAAAATCCATTTTATAAAACAAAATTTCCTGATGATAAAACAAGATGGATGATAAGAGCTGCTGAAAGATGGGGTATTGCTGGCGTATCTCAATTTGGTTTGGATGCTATCTTTCACTCTCACGGAGCAGGAAAACTTTCTGTAGTCTTAGGACCAGCATTTAGTAAATCAGAAAGAATGCTAACAGCTGCAACTTCTGGTAATCCAAGAGCTTTGGCTAGAGAGATGGCTAGGATGACGCCAGTAGCAAACGTTCCTTCTGAGTGGGTTGACTCTTTAACTGACTTTTATGAAGAATTTTTAATCAACAATCTTGGACCACTGAGTATGGATCCCAGGGCACATCCAAGAGCTAAAAAACCCAAAAGGGAAAAATCATGATTTATAAACATCCCGAAACTGTGGTTAAGGCCATAGATTTCGTAACATATGGTTGCTCAGGTTGGGCTTGTATAGCTGCCTACGTCAATCATTATTCAACTTTGTTTGCTTTAGGAATAGCTTTTTGTTCATTGCTTGTTAGTATATATTTTAAGCAAGTAAATTATAGCTTAGAAAAAAAGAAATTAGAGGTTTCACGTGGAATTAAAACTGAAGAGAGTAGCTGAGAATGAAGATGCTACATTCGGTGTATTAATAAATGTAGATACACCATTTGCTGTAACTTTAGAGCCTTCTTGGGAAGATAACAAAAAGGGTATAAGTTGTATTCCTTCTGGGCCTTATAGTTGTAAGAGAGTTAAGTCTCCAAGATTTGGGGATACATTTGAAATATTAGATGTAGAAGGAAGAACACATATATTGTTTCACAAAGGGAATAGTGAACGTAACACACAGGGATGTGTACTTATTGCTGAAGAATTCGGTATGCTAAATGGCAAGGCTGCTGTACTTGCTAGTGGAAGAGGGTATAGGGAATTCATAAATATTTTAAAAGACGTAGATGAGTTTGATTTAATTATAGAGGATTAGAAATGTTACAAGCACTTATAGGACCAGTAGCCTCAATACTGGATAAATTTATCCCTGATGCTGACACTAAACAAAAGTTAGCTCACGAGATAGCAACCCTAGCTGAGAGACAAGCACACGAAGTTGCATTGGCTCAAATAGAAGTAAACAAAGAAGAAGCAAAAGGTAATTGGTTTCAATCTGGATGGCGTCCCGCATGTGCTTGGGTATGTGTAGCTGGATTTACAGTTAACTTTTTAATTAGCCCATTAGCAGATCCATTTGGAATTATGGTTCCTCAAGCTGATATAAGTACAATGATGCCTGTGTTATTAGGTATGCTTGGATTAGCTGGTGCGAGAAGTTTCGAACGTGTTAAAAAAATTGGTAAAAACTAATGTCAAATAATACTGGTGTTAACAAAACTTATAGTAATAAATTTGATCCAGAAGGATCTGGATATGATTATCAAACTGCCAGAGAATCAGGATTAAGCGCAGGTAAAGATAACCATTGGCCTAGTAGAGATCCTAAAACAGGTATGCTTTTAAAAGGAAGAAAACATCCAACTTTTCAGAAAGGGGTAGATGTTGATAAAAAATTAGGTTATAAATTAAAGAAAAAAGATAAAAGATATTATACTGAATAAACTAAAGGAGTAATAAAATGAAATTTGATGAAATAAAAGATTACGCAATTGATTTTTGTCAATCGCTTCCTACCATAATTTGGTATGCTGGATACTTTATTCTTGGATTCGTAGTTGGTTCTTGGTAGCTAAAAAGATTTTTTAAGAATCTTAGCAGATCTTACAGTCCCCTTAAGTATTTCAGAGTTACCCCCCTGTCCATCGTCATTGGTTAAGGTATTCATAACGTGATACCTTAAATTGTCCTCTTTAACTAACCACCCAACAGTTTTGGCGAGTATGGGGGGATCTTCTAGATCCTTAATTTCAACCCAACCACCTTCCCCAGCGTGGTCATACCATTCTATTAATACTAAGGGATATTTTTTAAATTTCTTAGGGGTTGTCATAGATTGTTATACACCCCATTTATCATAAGAATGAATAGCAATATTTGCAAAGCTATTAAATAGTTTGCCTTTTTAAGATACGCCCACCAAGCCCACACTATATCACTGAAACCATTTATTAAGAATCCTTGTACGTAGTATCCTTCTGATATGAGATATACTCCAACGACTGTAGTAATAGTTCCAATTATTTCATAAAATTTTTCCCACCTATGTGTGCTTTTAATTACGTAGCTATTCACTGCTATTCTCCAACTCACTCTTAATTAGTATGTTTAAATATTCTTGGGCTTTATGTAAATCCTCTAACCCCCCTTTGTATTTCCATCTCATTACATATTTTATTACATTGCCTTCGGCATAAGGTATCTCATTTTCAATCATAAATTGAACAGGCTCTATTTTCCATCTTGAATAGTGCTTAGGATCTTTTACGTTATCAGGATTCATCTGTTTATCCTCCTATATAATCTTTTCGTATTTCTTTTAGTAGATCTTGATAAGTTAATTGGTTTTTATTTTCTACAAATTCAATTGTTAATAGAAATCTTGGTGATCCACAGTTTAAAACCATATGATCCTTTTGATTATTGAATAAAAATCTACCTCCAGGATGGTATTGTAATTCAATTAAGCTATGATTTAGTTGTTCAGTTTCTCTAAAAAAAGTAAAGGAAGTATGAGGTGTTGGAAGTACCGTATTTATACATACACCTCTATTAGTATCTTTATGCCAATTATATATAGTTTTACCTTCCATTTTTAAAATACCTGCTCTGAAGGGATGCTTTTTATGTAACCAATTATAAAATTTGTCTTTAATTAAAATATTGTTATCTATTAAACAAGCATTGAAACTATAATAATCTATCCATTGTGTATCAGGATTTGCTATTACACTAAATATTTCTGCATTAAAATATAGTTCAATTTGCAAATCTTCGTAGTAAGGACTCATCTTAATTAAATCTCACAAGCATTGCCTGTACAAGCTAATTGTTGTGAACTACTTGTATTGTCATCTTCCTCAACTAAGAATGACCAATCAGCTTTAGGTGTCTTACTAACAGCTTCTTCATATTCTTCTTTAGTGCAATCAGTGTATGGTGCTTGTTTGTAAGTTCCACCATCGTAAGGTAAAAAAGATATTCCACTTATAGCATCGAAGTGGTCATATACCCAAGCCCCAACTTTCATCCACTCATGTTCTCTAACGTAAGCGGTAATAGATGGTTTGTGCTCACACCAATTCTCTTGGTACACAAGCCAATGTTCTAGTTGTTGTATAGCTGTACGTTCATTTCTAGTAACAGCTCCCTTAGGGCTCTTACATCCAAAAGAAAATACAGTTGTTGAATTCTCTTTACCAAACGCTGGTTCATTAGGAAATCCAAACTCTTTCATAAAGGAAGTTAATGGGTCTTTGTTGTCTTGCCGCACCGTTCGTATATAGTATTCATTATGACGAGGGTGTATACCACTAGCAGTATCAGTAAGCTGACTAACAGTACCACTAGGCTTGACGCAAGTGATTGCAGTGCTTGGATTAATACCCAGCTTATGTGCCCAAGTCTCGTTTGTATTGATTGCCACATTTCTCATCTCCCGTAGCCATTTTTTAGTTGTGTCTTTAGTAGTACTAAGCGTTGGGTGATCCATTATACCAGTCAAAGATACTCCAAGTAATGCTTCTTCTTCAGTATTCTTTTTCCAAGAAGATCTTAAGTATCTAAAATCAGTTAGTGTAGCTTGCATAGTACCAATTATAGTAGCTATCTCTACTTTCTTCTTCAGGTCTTTAAGTGTATCCTTAGGTCTTACTATTACCTCAGATAGATTACAAAATTGATTAGGTCTTAGTACAATCTCAGAACATGGGTTAGTACCAAATTCCCAATCAGTATCCCTTCTCTCAGGGGAAAACTTCTTAGCAGCAGTTCTATTAAATATACCACGCTCTCCTGAGTGACTTAGATATAATGCTTGCCACTCGGACATAAATTGAGCCATATCAGGGGTCTCAGTGTAACATGCTGAATTATTAGCTAACGCCCTCTGTCCGTTGAGCTCCCACCAATTTCCAGACTTAGCTATTCGCATCCTGTCATCACTGAGATTAGATAAAGAAATCAGCGCTGATCTCCTTACACCCCCCACTACGACTATATCACCCACCTTACAACAAAGATCATGACATTCAATACTGGTTAGTTTCCTCCCTTTGGCATTTATAAAAGTATTTACAGTAAACTTAAATAATTCTTCCAGTGGTTCTGGCCCAGAGGAACGTCCACCAAAGGTCTTTAATCTTGCCCCAGCGGCACGAACTTTTGAAACGTCCCACGATGGTATCCTGCCTGAATAAAGCAGGGATATGAGCTCTCTGTAAGCGCTAGCCCATCCCATTTTGGAATCCATTACGTGTACTACAGTATTGGTATCATGAAATTCTTCAGATACTTGTGGTAACTGATTGATAAACTGTCTTTCTACACTAAAACCAACTCCAGTACCACACATTAAGATATACATTATCTCATCGAATGATCTTTGGTTGTCTATTGGAAGATAACTACAATTAAATCCCGCTACGTTATCTCTGTCTAATGCTTTACCAGCAGTCATCAAACACCTCATAGATGGCATAACTTTTAGATTTAATATATTTTCTTTTACTTCAGAAAAATCAAATTCATCATTGAATCTCTCAGTAAAAAAATTAATATATCTATTTACAGTTTCTTCCCAAGTCTCTCTACGTTGTTTATCAGGTAGATGTCTTGCATACCTACTTAAATGTATAAATTGTTGGTATTCAGTCGGCAATTGGTTCATATTTTCTCAGTTCCTTTTCTAAGTATTTAGATATTTCGTCTCGTTCATTTTTTGGCACATTGTCTATAATCCACTGACCTGCCTCTACGGGACCAAATTCGTGATATAACTCTGCAAATATTTGCGCTCTTCTTTTGTGTATAAAAGTATTATCGACAGTCATTATAAGTAATCCTCTTTAACTCTATCTATAGAGTGCTGAGTTATGTCAATAGTTCCCTGCCCTGTATGCGTTAATGTAACTAATCCTGACCACCAATCACAAGTAGCTTCGTTTCCCTCCATATATTCAGGCATATAATCTGCGTACCACCCTACATTACACGACTGTATAAGAGGAGATACTGTGGTGTCATCAGAAGTTCTCTTCATAGTATGCACACCAAATCTATGTGTGTGTCCGAATACTATTGAAGTATTGTGTGTCTCAGTAGCTCTCTTAGTAACGTACTCCCCACTTAAGGGTTGATTAACTCTTCTATTCATAGGTGCGTGTGTGAACGCTGTGCCATCAATGTACACGTATTGTCTATATTCTATTATATCCCACTTATCTTTACCAGCTCCAACAAAATCTGTCTCAGGTATAAACCCACTAAGCTCAGGTTTATCTAGGGTATATCTCCAAGTCCTAAGCTCATGGTTTCCTAATAACCAATATCTATTAGGATTATATTTCTTAGTTTTCCATCTAGCTTGCTTTTTCCACAAGTTACGTATGGGTTTCATTATCTTTTCATAGGCTTCTATGCCTGAATCTATATCATCTTTTAATCTTTTGCCTTCCTTCATTAAAGGCTTATTATTATCAAAAAAGTTTATAGAATCCAAGTTCATGAAGTCTCCTATCTGAACTATATTGTCAGGCTTATTTTCGACAATGAAGTTTCCAAGAGCTTCGAATCTATCCTTGTTATGTTCAGGACCATCGTGAGCATCAGGAATCACCAGGGTCGTAGCATATTTCCTCATATTCATTTTCCTCATAGTTTAAATTAAGCCCACCACG